CTTCGCGAACGTACAGAAACGCCTCGCCTAGTTGGCATTCGTCAGAATAATATATCTGCTGGACTTCTAAATAAAGAACTGCTTTTATGTTGTCGGAAGGTCCAATGACGAATATGGTCGCATTGTCGCGATTGCATCCTTTCCATATGAACCGTTTTGACCTTTCCTCGCTCCACGGATGCTGACCATTTTCGACCCATAGATTACGACAAATACGAAACAGTTCTTGATAGTCTTCCGTCCCCGCCAGCCGTATATCATTCTGGATATCGAACATATCGCCCGTTAGTCCTTCGCCGGCTTAGGCAAATTTTTCAAATCCTTGATGTTCCGCTTTCTCACTTCCATCACGAAGTCATCAAGGATTTCATGTCCCCGTTTGAGATTGCCGACGCCGATGCGCTTAACGACATCGGGGGGGACCACATGCTCGCCCCCGGCCGCCAAGATCGGGACGGCTTCATGGTCCTCATCCGGCGTCTTGCCGCCAGAGGCCAGAGACTTTTCCTCAAGCCTCTTAGGGTTGAACAGGCCCGCTATCGTATGCCCCCTTGCCAACCTCGGCGAAGTGGCTCCGTAGGGCGCTTCATCAGGCGATAAGGGCAGAGATGCAAACAACTTGTTGAGTGCGTTGTGACCAGCTAAGCTGCTCCCCTGCGCACCCGGAAGGCCGCTCACAACGTCAGCCGGAATCACATAGCTCCCCGCAGGAACCGATACCGGCAACGTATCGGTGCGCCCTCCGTCCCATCCCATAAGCGGCCCGGTGACAGGACCGCCCCCCGCGAACTTCGGCCGCTTCAGCATGGATAAGGCATATCTCGCCGCAGTGCTCTTCGCGTGTTCGGCTGTGCTCATGAGTTGAAGTATCCGACCTTGACCGTCGATCCATCCGGCATTTGCACGTCGATGAAGCCAGCGAACGCACCCGGAGACGCGATAGAACCCGCCGTGGCGCTTGTCGAGGTTCCCGCCGTTTGCGGAAACACAGCGCTCGTTGAAGTCGAAATCTGCTGCGTAAGTCGGTTGACACCCAGCACGACGTTTTGCAACGTAGAGATTAGTTGCTGGAATCCGGCGGTTAGATCGACCATCGCTCAAAGCCTCCCGTCAGGCGCTGTTCTCATTCTCAGACCGCCCAGCCGCCAGAAAGACCCTTGGTTGCTGTTGCCAATCGTCATCGACGCTAGCCTCCCCCGAAAACGTGGCGTAACGTATCCGGGGCCGGTTGACGCCATCGTATAGGTCGGCGTCGTGTAAACCGTCGTTCCGGTCGCGTAATCCGTGTATGACCATGACACGTCCACCACGCCAGTTTGGGCCGCGCTCATCTTGCCAAATTTCATGTCGGGCATCATAAGATCGCAGAACGCTTGGTCTTGGCCGTCTGACATTGCCCAATAGCCCGTCGTGAACGTCTCACCCATTGCGTCGCCATCAGCATCGTTAGATGTTTCGTGCTGATAGATGTAGTTCGAGGTCGCGTCAGCCCCGATTGGAGGACCGAACACAGATTGATCGATCCACGCCGACCGTCCCAAAAACCCGTAATCCCAAGCGTTGAATTGCGGCGTAAGTTTCACATAAGCCGAGTTCTTGCCGGAACCTCCTTTGACCGGGAAGAACCATTCGATCTCACCGAATGTAGAATTGACCGCACAGCGGATATTGGCGATATGTGTAATGTCCAACTGGTCAAACAGGAAGTCCCATACCGGACACGGTACAGGCGTCACACCGCCGCCAGACGGAAGCGCGTAGAACTGCCCCGAGCCCGTCGCCGCACCTGTCACGCTCGGAGGCGTATAGCTCAGCCAATAGACCGTATTCAGAAGCACGCCGGCTGCAAACTTGCTCGCCAGTCCGCATCCGGCCGCCAAGGATGCGAAGCCATAGATATAAGGTTGTCCGATATAGGTTCCTGACCATACCTCTAGGTCCGTCCAGAAAATATCGAACAGCGGACCCTGCAACCCACCGATGATCTTAGACCCTCTCGGAAGCCTAAACGAACCCGCCGAGTTCGTCGTCGAGGCCGTCCATTGCGTGTAATCCCCGGAACTGCACCACTTTATCAGCAGCGGGTCTTGGATGCCGAGGACGCTGGCCCCATAGGCCATGACGATCTGCGCGGCATAGGAGACGAAGATTCCAGTATTCTCAATCGGGGCCGCCGCGATCATCTGCGCTGTATATAGGCCGCTTTGCGAATCCCATATGAATATCGGCCCGTTATCGGGAGACGCCACCAGAAACCCGCCGAAGTTATCCAGCGTGTAATCGATCGCTGTTATCGGCGTTCCGGTGAATATCGGCGGGAGGACGCCAAACCCGTAAGCCCCCTCGCCATAGCCGCCATCACCGTATCCATTGCCGCGCGTATTCGGCCCCGGCGTGACGTAATAGATGAGTTCCGCGTTGCCGCCGTTCATCGTCGCCGTGGCATTGCTCGTCGCGGTAGTTGTAGCGGTGATTGTGAAGGTATTGGCGCTCTGAACTGCGGAAACGGTGTAGAATCCAGAGAGGGTCAGGCCACCGACGCTTACAGGAACCGCAACAGGAAACGTACTCCCCAGCCCGAGGCCATGGTTATTCAAAACTACAGTAACCGTGGATAACCCTATTAACGTAGTGAATACGGGAATAACGCCCCCGTGTTCAACCGTCGAAGTGGCGTTCGCTGCCGCCGTTATCTGATAGGAATCCGCCGATTGCGCCTTCGTGATAGCATACGCGCCGAACAGGACAATACCACCGACGCTGACCTGGGTCTCGATAACCACGACATCGTATATCGTCGTCTGACTGTTCGGATCAATAACGGTGACTATGGGACTTCCACTGACCGTCGAGAAATCCGGCGACGGGTTCGTTGTGTTGGTCTGCGGTGTAATATCTGAAAGGACGCCATTGGTTATGACCGAAAGCTGGTCAGTCGCGCCAACCGCTAGGTGTAGGACGCCCTCCAAATCTTCCCAGCCGTGGAGAGCCGTAACCGGAGAGCCTATCGGATTCGGATAGAACTTAGCCCAGCCACCAAGTTTCTGTGGCAACCCGCTAGGAGCAAAACGAATGAGATTCGTGGACTGGAATGCGCCAACATTGAGAGACGGCGTGAACTCAGCATTGACGCCGGGAACTAATTTTATGGTGTTCGTCGGCATCAGGTGCGCGGCGGATCAAACTGATTGGGAAGCTGTGAATTCCACCCCGTAGCGTAATAGCGCCTCATCGCATCTTCGGTCGCAGCACTATCTCGCAATGTTACAAATTGAGTTTCCCAACTCATCGCCATCTTCGGATCGTCGGCCTGCGCACCGAAATTCATCTTGAACGCGCTCATCTGGATCATTGCCGCCGCTAGCAGCAAATCCGGCAAATAAGTGCCAATCCAGTTCGTCGGGTTCGATGCAGAAAGCGGAACGGGGCGAACAGTCCCTATAATTTCCAGATTATAGGCCGCGTCGGGGTAAGGGCCAACCCGGATACTCTGATCGGTCATCATCGCGAAGTATTGAGGAACGCCCGCCACGCCCCCTTGTGCCGGGGCAGTCCCATAGGTCTGATTGAGGAACGCCATGCTCTGAATTGTCATGGGGACGCGGGACGCGAGATCTGGGTTTGTCGTTCCTGCCGGCGTAATCACGTTGATGTCGCTCAAAACATTGAAAATCGGGTTTAGGGCGCTCAAATCCACGTCGCGAGACGCCGTAGAGCATACCAGAGTTGAGTTAGTCGTGACCGTATTCAACAGATTAAGTTCGCGTGTGATCCTATCCGTCGCATAGTCGATGCAAGATGGAAGATTGCTGACAAACTTTGGGTCGGTTGCATTAAATTGGCTCAGAAGCGCCAATTCCGTCGTGAAAGTATCGTATGTCAGGCTCATTTCGACATTATACCGGGAAATTACGCGCCAAATTGAACAAATTCTGCATCTGTGGCGTCGAATAACCCAATGTAGGCTGCAAAAACCCAGTAATAAATGGATCGGATAGGCTAGTTATGTATCCGTGAGTCCATGCTATATTATAAGAATTGGTTATATCGGATGTGAGAGCTTCTGTCACGCTGACCAATACACCTTGATCGGCTAACGCCGCGACCAACTGACGCATCGAGATATACCCAGACGATGGAAGATTGAGCGTATAGTTGATGAATGTCGCGATCTGACTCGTGGTCGAACGTACCCCGATCCAAGGTGTGGCCTCGGTGGGACCCTGTTGATACAACCATACGAGTTCGCCGCCATTGAGAGCTAGCGCAACGGGCAGTTCGTCTAATGTGGTGCCGGCCATCAGTCAGGGTTCCCCGGCATCAGCATGACTGTAATACCATCCGGCATCGTCATTTCCGAACCATCGCCGCCAAGCCCCGCATTCGATGCATTGCCCCCTAAATCGCTGCTTAAATCGCTGTTAAAGTCGCTACCTCCAGGATACGCGGAAGATCCGAGCGAAGGCAGGCACATGATGTTCGATTCTTGATAGCTGAACCCGGTTGTCGTGAACGGTTCGGGCCGCGCGTTGAAGATCGGCAGCGGATCAGGCGAGAGTATCTTCGCCTGTAGCTGCGGATTTGGTACGTCGAGACAACGGTTGCAAACTAGGATGCGAAGGTTTTGGAGCAGGAGCCCTTGGAACTCGAACTGCCAGCGTAATTTGTAATGGTTGGTCGGTATGCCACAACGATCGCAGACCCCCGCCGCTCTTGGCGATCTCGAACTTACGCTAACTCTGGCGTGCGGCCTCCAAGCCACTTCAGCGCCAATAGCTCGACGTGACAGGAGCAATATAGAGCGGCACATTCTCCCCGAGTTGCGTGAACATCAGAGTTACCGCCTTCGTTGCGTCGGCGTCCCTCGCCCCTTCCAGGTCCGGCTTGTAAATTCTCGCCATCCGATGCGCCAGGCCGGCAACGTAGGCGTCCAGACACAGATACATGATCTGCGGCGTAGAGGCATTCGTCGTTATGGCATCTTGTGGCTGAGTGAACCTGTAATAGCTCAGTGTGGGCTCAGAGCCATCAGGAACTGGCCAAAGCGTGAAGGTCGGCGCGATTAGCCGGTCAAACCAGAAAGAGGTCGGATCGCCTTGGCCTAGCTTATTCGGCATCGACGCATATTCTGTGCGGCTTAGCGGAGAAATGATGCGATCCGAGGTTGTGCCGTCTCCGTTGGGCGTCGAGATATAAACGTCGAGCATCATGACGGTATTCGCAGGAACCGAATAGGTCGCGGTTCCCGTCACCAGATTGACGGTCTGTAGATCAACCGTCCAGAGCAACGGGCCAAGGTTGGCCCATTGAACCTGCATCAGGTTCGTTTCAGTCCGCGCATCGGCGAAGTGTTCGGTTAGAAGTTCCGCCCGATGAATGCCAATACGCCGGAATGCGGCGACAACCAGTTCCCCGGTTGACGGGCCGAACGTGTAGGCTCCGCTGTTTGCGCCGACAGATGGCATATGTCTAAGCCGTCGCGCTCAAATGCTGAACTGCCGTCATCCTCACATAGCCGGGGTTCGTGTTGCTATTGAGGAGAACGCGCATATAAAGCGGCGTCTGAGGGAATCCATAGCTTGCTGAGAGGGTCTGATTTATTAGGCCTCCAGAGGCCGCGTCCCACGTAACTACAGACCTCGCGATCGGATTTCCATAGCTCGCGGGATCATCGTTTGTAGTTTCGACGGTGTAATTTACCGTACCCGAGGCAACGGCTTGAATATTGACGGTCCCCATCGCGAAGGTGTCGAGATTGATCCATTGCGAGGAAGCGACGCCATTCGTCCCGACGCTGATCGTCCCGGCAGTCGCGCCAGAAACCGAAACATGCGTCACCGTCAGATAATCGAGAACCGTGTAAACCGGCGTTCCGCTCGATCCTCCGATCAACGTTTCTGAGATTGGTACACCGGCCCAATCCGTTCCCGAGATCGAAATGGTCAACCCGGTATCCGTCCCTGATGACGTGAACAACACGCGCCGTGCGGTATCCAAGGTCGCCAATCCCATAGCGCCGACCGTAACCGTCGAGGCCGTGTTGCCCGAGGGAGTGATGCTTAGGATGGATTTATAGCTATTGGCCGACGCCGAGACGCCGGCATTTGCCCCCGAGATCGTCTCACTCAGGGCCGCATTGTTTCTGTCCATCCCGATGACAGCCCAAGTCAGGGCGTTATCGTTTCCAGCCGACGTGATATAAATCGGGCTGATGACAGGAAGAACAGCGATAACGGCCCCAGCGACGCCAGACGTTGGCGCAGCAAAGCGCGCCTGCTTCAAAGCACCATTGATGATTAATGCCGTCGCCGCCGTACCATTTTGAGAAAGGCAGATATTATTCGCAACCGCGCCACCAGCCGCCCCGTTGAGCGCCAGTGCGCCGGCCGCGATTGGAGATTGCGCAAGGGCGATATTCGTGGCGGTCGGGGCAACTAGTGGCCCGACTTGAACTACCCTTGGCTGCATTGTATCAGTTCCTTAAACGGGGCCGCCGTTGCATCGCTTGTGAAGATGTTCCAGCGTCTCCGCCAGACGCGCCTTTTTGGCAAGAGCCGGATTGTCGGCGTGCTCCGCCTTCATGATCTTGCTCTGGGGGATGATGTCGCCCTTCGGGACGTGCAGGCTCCTGTGCAAGGAACCTTTGTTTTTTACCGCGCCGGCGATCCAGTTACCACTCATTCGGGTATATTCCCTTATGATAAGGCCGCGACGCGGTTTCCCGGTCGCGGCCAACCCGTCAGACAGCATCGGGCGAGGAATACCGCCCAGCGGGATCACATATCGTCGGTGCGATGCTCTTTCGCGCCGCTCACCATATGAGCACTCGAAAATGGAGACTTGTCGGAGCCGACGCGGCCGCCGTCTTTGCGCTTCTTGCGGTCAAGGCGCATCTTGGGCGAGCAGCCCTCGACCTTGCCGCCATCGGCGCGCTTCTTGACGCGACCGCCCTTTTTTCGCTCGTCGGCTTCGTCCTCGACATTATTCTTCGGGGTGTAATCCTGCGTCTTGCCGGACCCCTTGGATTCGGCTTCGCCGTCCTTGTCATTCCCGACGCTACCGCCGGCTTTCTTATGACGCATCTTGCTCATTGTGATGCTCCTTACCAAGCGGTAAACTGGTTGTTCCCGAGAAGGGCGGCTTGTCCGAACGCCGCCGGCTGCGGCCTCTGCGACACGATCAATCGAAGCGTGCCACTGGACGCCGTTTGAAGCGCGTAGGTTCCGCGCACGTCGCCGGTCGCGCCAGTCGGCGCAGTCAACACCGCCGCGAGATACCCCGTCGCCGAAGCAATCTCCGCATTGTTGAACATCATCGACGTATCGAAGTCCGCGCCGATCTGGAAATTATCCGACCGAAGTGGAAAGCCGATGACATCCTGCGTTCCGACAGAGTAATTGCCGGTTCCGTCCGTGACCGAAGGCGTCACGCTCGAAATGTATTTGAACGCCTTCTTGCCATTCGTCGTCGTCGCGGACGTTCCGACCGTGGTAATAACCTCCGTCATCCCGTAGCCATAGACATCGAGGCCGTTCACGGTGAAGGTCTGCACCACCTGAGAGGTCGTGGAAACGATCTTGACCGCCCGCGAGATCATGTCGCCAGGGTTCCAAAGTTGAACCGTCCCGGCAGGACCGAATGGGATCGTCGAGAACGGAACCCCATTCGCCACGATGTTGGTGAACAACCCCGTTAGGGTATCGCCGGAGATCGCCGTCGTCGCCGCCGCGCTCAGAAGATACGTCCCCAAGCCGCCAAAGCCGCTGCCCTGGCCGTTCCAAGCGCCGCCGATGACGTAAGTACCGGTTGGCAGATAACCGGCGTTGGTGGCGTCCTTAAGCACCATGCCGGGGCAAAGCTGGTTATAGCAATGGCCGCCGGCCGCATTGACCGCTGTAACGGTCATCACATTGGAGCCGAGGGCAATCGTCGCCACAACCGATGCGACAGCCGGATCAAGCTTTAGCAGACCAGAGGCGACCGCCGCCGTATCTGGCCGCATGATGCTGACGCCAACAGCCACTCCATCAGCATTGGCGGACGCCAGTGTCATAGGCGTGCCGCCAACCGTATGAGCCGCCGCTGCGATGATCGTGGACGATAGCGTCATCGGAATGGCGTTGATGGTGTTGGACCTAACCGAGTCCTCCCATCCCGCCACTACCGACCCGAAGTTCTGCCCCGGCTGATACCCGTAATAGAGGCGCGGATCAAGAAGCGCCGTTCCGGGGAACAGCGACGGGGCCGCTTCCGGGTTAATGCCAGGCGATGCAGCGCCGCCCGAGATTTCCGTGAACCCCACAACCAAGGGGCCAGAATGTGCCGTGATGGACATGCGTAGGCTCCTTTCTTAAGAGGTCGGGAAGGAACCGTAGATCGCCCGCCAATCTTGATAGCTAAAACTAAAGCGTTCGTAGCCTTTCACCAACAAGTTGTCGGTATAGAAGTCCACGAACATATCCATCTCGAACGACACGCGCTGGAGATAGGTCAACCCCTGCGTATTGGTGAGCAGGAACCATGCGAAGTTCGAGGTCAGATAGTCGTTGACCATGTGGCCTTCGGGAAGGCCGCCAGCCGTCGAGAGGATCGCGTTGACATCGTTGTCCGCCGTGCCGGGTCGAAGCTCCGTCTTGACGAGGCGGATGGCGACCGGCTCAAGTGTCGGATTGACGACAAGCTTGCGAGCCCGACCTTGGATTTTCAGGCCCGCATTATCCCGCCAAGTCTGGCGGATCGTCGTCATCGCGTTGAGCAACGAACTTTCGTTCAAGTCCTGCGGAACGGAGGGCATATTCGCGATGATCGAGCCATCGATCGGATGCGCCAGAGAAAACAGCGCCTGCCCGTCTCCGCCGACATTCGGGTCATAGACAGTGCCAAGGTTCAGGATGCTCGCGCCCTGGATTTCTTTGTACTGCGTGAACGAGAATTGTAGGCCGAGGTTGGACGGCTGAAACTGCGCCTTGTAGAGATTGTCGTCAATGGCCTTGCGAGTGATCGCGTAACCGAGAGCGACCTCGACGTGTTCCTGGTTGTAGGTGTAGCGCTGGCCGGCATTGTTGTCGAAGTACGTTCCGCCGCCCTCATTCTTGAGGCGAGCGAGGCCCAGATAGCGCATCGAAGTGACGCGCTCCAAAGCCATGTTGGATTTCCCGACAGCAAAAATCTTGTCGTACTGTAGCGGGATTTCCTTGTATTTCCCCTCGACGGCGCGAAGGCCGGGAAAGAGTTCGTCTTTGATCTGAGCAGTGTTGATAGCCATGACCTAAACCCCTCCCCTTACGAAATTGACGTGTTGCCGGTGCGGAATACTTCGTTATTGAATGTCACCGTCACCCAATTGTAGGGGGTGGTGATATCCGTTCCCGGAGCGCCCGCTGGCTTGGTAATCAAGTCAACAATCGTGAAGGGATAGGTGGAAGTCGTCGCCGCCTGGCCGATGGACATGCCTGACCGGCCGCCAAGAGGATTGCCTACCGGCGTGGCGATGATGGAAACGTTCTGGTTGATGTTGGCGAGCGTGACCGCCGCCGAGGCATAGCCGGACTGCACTACAAACAGCGCGTCCGGATTGTCGATGACATAAGCCTCGACATCGCCATTAGCGTCCGAGCCCGGCCAGTATTGCGACCAGACCTGTCGGCCTTGCGAGATCGATAGATATTTGCAGCCGATGAACACGCCGCAGCAGGGAACGGAACCCGTCGCGTACTGCATGATGTAGCCGGTCGCCGAAGACGTAACCGGCATCACAGCGTCGCCAGTGTAAATCGCCGTCGCGTTGGTGGATGCGATATAGCGGCGAGACTGGCGGAAATTCGGAGTGGAACTACCGATGGTTCCATTCGGCGCGAAGCCGAAAGGGGCGAGCACGTTCGCCATAGGAAATCACCTTTACGGTGGAGTCCCTACCGCGAGCGCCGCAATAGATTGACTTGGGAGGATGGAGCCCAGACAGCGCGTCCAGGCGTTTAAGGCTTCTAGGGCAGCACGCCCGTTGAAATCACTAGTCCGTATCTTCTCGCGCCCCGCGCGGGCGCATATATTCCTTCGTGACGCCGACACCCAATTTCTTCAACCCAGGGTCTTCCCGAGTGGCGGTATTGGCCGGCGTGTCATAAAGCTGCGCCTCGGAATTACGAAGCACTTCTTTAGATTCTCGGACATGAGCACGTTCTTTCTGCTCCGTCAAGACCTTCGGAAGCTCAGATAGCTGAAGACCCTTGATAATGATCGGACTATCCCCAGGCGTGCCAGATGGCATCTTGTGCGGATGGCGACTTGTCGGAACCGCGCGCCAGCCATTTCTGGCCAATTCCAGCATGTGATAGGTGTTGTCCTTGCCGGCGATAGAAACGGCTTTCCATTGATAGGACCATCCATCGGGGATTTCGGATGGATCAATAAAGAACTCGTCCGGGTTATAATTGTCATACCCGATGGCTTCTGTGATCTGCCGGACGTATTCCTCGGCTTCGCGAACGCTATCTGCGCGAACATCTGGGCGCAGCGTTTCGCGATCCCGAAGCGGAGGGCGACCAGGGCTGCGTTTGACCGGCTCGCCTTCGATTTGCATACCTTCAACCATTCGCGTCGCCCTCGTTAGGATGCCATCCGGCCGATTTTGCCTTCGTCGGTAAGCTGTTTCTTATACCGCGCGTAGTCTTCCAGCGTCATATCGAGCGCCTTCGCGGTGCTGACCTCAGACGCCGTGAGACGCACGGTTCCCGGCCTCTGGACACCCGGCGATTGAGCTACGTCCCGGCTTACAGGAGCCGCCGTAGGCGAGCGCGCGTATTCCCGATCCTGTTGCTGATCCCGTCCGCCAATGCCGAGACGCTTTTCGACGAACCGGAAGTAATCGTCGCTCTCGACGCTGATGCCTTCACCCATGGCCGCGAAATGCGCCCGCGTCATCGCGTCATTCTTGGCCGCATCCCGCGCGTAATCGGGATGAGCGCGAAGCCACTGGCCGGATCGCGTGTTCGGCCCGATAGCGCGGACCATATCCTCCAGAGGATCATTGACCGGCTCAACAATCTGCCGTCCTTGACTCGGGTTCTTGGCCTGCGCCTCTAGCTCGACCTTGCCCCGCTCGGCTTCCACCAATCGCGCATTGGCCAGCGACATGCGATCCTGAGCCTCGGCGGCCTTCTCATAGTCACCGGCCTCCATCGCCGTTTTGTAATCGCGCCGCGCCGCATCCTTGTCTTTGGCAAGGCTGTCAATGACCGTAGAGACGGCCCCCGTCTTGACGGTCGCCGTTTCCCGTTCGGCCTCTACCGCCCTACGTTGAGCCTCGGCAATGCGACGATCAGCCTCTTGAAGCCTGCGTTGGCTTTCGGCCCGCGCGCGTTCGACCTGAGCCTTAAGCTCTTCAACGCCTTCGTCGGCCGTGACGATCTTCGGTTCCGACTTTCTGGTTGCTACCTTATCAATAACAACATCGGTTGTCGCAGGCGCGGGTTCCTGTTTGACTTCGATTTCTACGGGTAGATCAGCCATTTGTCGCCCTCAGTTTGGCAGCAGAATATTGCTCTTGAGCGAAGCTGCGCCCATACGATCCTTCATGGTTTCAACCGCCATGCCCAAAGCTTTTTCAATGCGCGGATCGCCATTCCAGATGACATTGGAGCCGGCCGACAAGCTTCCGTCATCATCCTCCTTAATGATGGCGTAGGCAAAGCCGTGGAGATTGCCAGCGCGCGAGATACGCAAGAGATCGCCCAGCGCACTCGATGTCTTGGATTTGAGCAGGACCGGAGCGGTCAAAACACGGCATCCGGCGACGGAATGGTCAACTCGACTTGCACGTCTTGGAGAATGACGCACAGCGTCCGGTTGATTTCCATTTTCAACCCAGCGCTAGGGCGGAATACGACCCAAGAGCCAACAGATGCGACTTGGCCGTGGAACTTCGCCGATCCATCGTCCAAAAATGCGGTCGGTCCGAGCTTGAGCACAAGACCGACCTTCCCTTGATAGCGATCTTCATCCCGAATGCTGTCAGGAAGGATTAACTGCCCAGCGGTTCCGTCCGCCCGTTTGATCTTTTTCATGCCCTCTGGGCGCATGTAGACGCCAACAAGCATCTTGTTATAAAAGACCTCGAAATCGTCAATATAGCCAATTTGCTCAATGAGCGCAGCGGCCGGGTCTTTGTCCCCGTGGTCAAATTCTCTCTGCGGCATTCGTTCTCGCCCTATGTTCCGTTTCAGTCTTCGTATCGCCGATGCACCACCGTGGCAGATGTAGCGTCCTCTGTGCGCCCCAAATCCTTCTCGACTTCCGAGAGCATGACCGCAGCTTGGCGTAGACCCTTCGCCACGCCTACCCGCTCGCGATAGTCCGCATAATCCGTCGCCACAGCCTGCGTCAGCTTGGTCGCAATGTCATGCGCAGCGGCCTCTAGCTTCTCGCGGAGTGTGTTGGAAAGCCGCGTCGTAAATCCGTCCATTACTTGATTGTCGCCCCATTCGCCATGAACCGCTGTACGCGCTTGGCGAAATCACCATGAATGCGGTCGATGCCGTCTGCAACCTCATGTCGCGTGTAGAGCACGCCGGTCCTGAGCGCTGACGGAATACGCATGTCGGTAATCGTGATAGCGTCGTGCTGAAATGAGAAATCCAACTCGACATCGCCGAAATGCTTGGACAGTCCTTGCCACTCGCGTAGAAAATCAGCACATGTGCGCTTGGGAAGCGGCGGCGCGGGATTAGACTTAGCGGACGCCATTAACCAGCCGCCCCTTTCGCGTTCTTGCCGTAAGCCTTGGCCTTTTCCATCCGGCCTTCACCGCCGCCGGCCCCGCCCGTCAAATGCGGAACGCGGCCGCCGTCCTTGCGCATCGGTCCCGGCATAGGCTGGGGCGGGATGCCCGGGGGACCAGGAGGTGCGATAGGCGGCCGGGCCATCGGAGGCGGCATAGCGCCAGGAGGTGGTCCGGGAGGCAGCATCTGAGGGGCGCCAGCGGGAGCGCCGCCACCTTGCGGGGCGATGATGATATTGATCTTCGTGCCCTTGCCGTTGACCTTGCCGCCTCGCGCTCGGCGATCCAAGCGCGTTTTCGGGGCGCTGCCGTCAACTTTGCCGCCGCGAGCGCGCTTCTTGCGCCATGCGGCTAGGCCATGGTCGTCTTCCGCCGCCTCTGGCGTTTCCGCATCGGCGGTTCCAACACGAACGTTCTCGGATTCGAGCGGGCCGTACTTGTCTGAGATTTTACCGGGTTTTGGCATTTTCATGGCGTCTTTTCTCCGGTTTTAGCCGCGTCTTTGACCTTCGCCGCTTGCGACGCCATTTTGATCTCATGCACACGATCCTGTGCGGCCATTGCATGATCGGATGCAAGCCCGGACACATGCTGCGCCATATCCGCGTTGAGCCCAGCGGCGTTATCCTGCGACGCCGCGCCGAGGCCCAGCGCGTGCTTTTGCATATCGTGCTGTTGCGAACTGGCCTGAGACGCCGCATCGGCAGATAGTGTCTGGGTATGGATCACTTTCTCAGTCGCCAGCTTCGTCGCGGCAATCTTCAAATCCGCCGAGCGGTCCTGATCGCGGTTCTGATTCTCAACCGCCATGTTCTTCGTTCTCAACTGAACATCGGCAAGTTTGGCCTGAGCCCCCGTCTGCTGCGCCTGCGCCGAGATCAGCGCCGCTTGTGCCTTCGGATCGGGTGGCGGCGCATTGGCGCCCTGAACATTTAGGATGCTCTGCGGATTGCGGATGCCAAGCGTTCGAATGACGTATTCGTAAACCTGTTCGATTTGGAAATTCGCCGGATCGGCCTTCGCCATCTGGTAAAGCGCTTGAGCCCGCATGATGCGCTGTATCTGGCTCGACGTGTTGGGATCGGATCGAGGTACTAGATTATAATCGTTGAACGCCGCTAGAAGTTTAGGCGCGTCCCAGGTCGAGCCCTTGTTCTTTCGCGTGTTGAAGCGCCAGAAATCCTCCGGCCGCTCGCGAAACAGGTCAACGATAAGCTGGAACTCTTTCGATTGAGCCGCGTGCAGCCGCTTATGAACGGCGTCCACCACTTTCGTCGCCTGCTCAATCAACGCTATCGTGGTTCCGACCGGCGCATCTTGTCGCCCTTCGCCAACCGCGATATCCGGCGAGCCGGCTACGCGCGAACCCGTAGTTACAATATCCTGGAATAGCTGAAACGCCGCCATGTTCGTAGGCTGATATGGCAACGGCATAGCCGCCTTGCGGATATCGCCATCCGGGATCATCGAAACGTCGATAGGCGCGAACCCGCCAGGGGGAACGCTGATGTCTGTCGTATTCTGCTTGTCCGTCCCTTTCGAGATCAGACCGCCGGGGAAGTTCGAGAAAATGCCATTATCGATCATAATCCGCAATAGCGCCGTCGCCGCCATCGTCGGATTGCCAGCAATATGGATCAGCCCGAGATCATAGAACCCAAATCCGGGAACGAACGGGAATTTGACGAAGACCTCGCGCGGACGCTCCATTTCGTCGCCCTGTTTCCAGTTTCGACGGATTTCTAGGATCGTGCGCGAACCTCTCTCAATCGAGACCTTATAAGGCCGGGGAAGACCGGTTTCTTCTCCTCCCTCTTTGTGCTCATCGCCGGGCAACACGATCATGCAATAGCATTCCAAGATCGTGAACGGCATATCCTCTGGACGTTGCCCCTCGCGGACTCCGGTTACGTTTTCAACTTCTTCCCTAACCGCGTTTTTTGTCGTTTGCGATGGCTGGCCGAGATCAACCTCTCGATAGACCTTCAAGTGCTGCATTCGTTTCATGACGCTCTGGCGCATCCGCGTCGTGAACGTCACCCGGTCAGCGTTCTGCAAATCCGTCGCGGTATTCGATACGCAGAGATCGGCCGCGTCCACGCTTTCACTGACAGGCCGGCGACGAACGGGACAGCGGTAAACTTTTTTGAACCCGGAACCGCCTACGCCAGTCCAAAGTAGCATCCGGTCTGTGTCTGGGTAATACTCGCTCGCCGTCACCGACATATAATAATTCATATCGTCTTCAAGCGTCTGAGCGAGTTCGTCGCCCTCCAGCGTATCTTCGCCTGCGGCGTTCTCGACCTTTACCGGCCCGTCTGTTGGGAGAAGCTCTGACCGCGCATTGGCCTGGAAACGAAGCGCCGCCTCAAGTAGGAGCGTATGGCGAGTACGGCTAGTATTATCAACACCAGCGCTAGCGCCTCCTTGGGCTCCAGATGGTTTTTCGATCTTGAGCGCGAGAAGCTTGATTCCCTCAGCACGCTCATCAAGCCATTCTTTGCGGGATTCCTCATCCTCATCAATCCCGAGGAGCAATTCTTCGCACAGCACGCCGAGCGCCGTCGTCTCTAGCGCCTCAGCAAGATTGTCGCTGAACTTGGAATCCGCAAGCGACTTAACAGGGGCCGCTTGCGGATTGAGATTGATTGTTACGGAGCCGTCCGGGAACTGAATGACGGCAGATGGCTTGCCCGGCGTCGCCTCCGCAATTGCACTCGAGTCTATGTCAATGGTCTGCTCATCTTCCGCTTGATCAATAGGGTGCGGTCCCTCGCGCATGACCGCAAGGGTGGGGGATACAAGACCAGCCATTTATGGATTATTCAGCTTTCTTATTCGGTAGCGGGCTTCCGTCTCTACCAGACCTCAACCACGGCCCGATAAGTTCCCTTTGCACGATACCACTTTCATGCGTGTATCGGATAACATCTGTAGCGCCATTGGAGGGAGGCGACCCCGACCATACGAACCGCTGGACATACGGGCAAAAATATTTCCATAGTGGGGTGCCCACGGCGGGATCACTCATCGCGCTTCGCCTTCTTCTCGGCTTGACGCCGACGCCATGCCGCGCGGGACAAGTTTGCGTAGAGTCGCGTTCTTCTTGCTTTCCACATCCCGGTTTATCAAGTTCGGGATCATCGAAATCAAAAACGCCTCGCGATAATACGCCATTTCAAGCGTTGCGCATTGTTCAAGCAAGATCATTACTGGGTCAACCCCTTGATCGCGCCGCCAATTCCCCACGGGGCAATCCGAGTTAAAATGGTGAGACTTTCTGGCTTGCGGATTTCGGGTAATCCCAATGTAGATAGTCGCGTGATTGCGAGGGTCTACGAAGGCGTAGACGTAGACGGGGGAACCGTTCCCCCAGCTTTGCGCCTCTGCCTGTATTTCCTCATATAGTCCTTCATATATTTCTTCATGTAGGACTTCTGATACTCGTTCCTGTCGAATTTCGCGCGGGGCTTTTGTGGCTCCGCATTCTGCACAGGTGAGGGAGCGGCAATCATCGACTTCGACCCCACATTCTGCGCAGAGCAAGTAATGGGGTCTGGAACGGCCGCGCTTGTCGGTGAAATTTCTTCCGTACCAATCTTCGTCGGTGTCCCGCACGCTTCTGGTCCTTTCCAGGCGTGCGGCTCGTACTTCCAATGCTTGTGACCACACAGATCACAAGCCGGACGTGCGGATGCCTTCGCCATAGTAAAGACCTTAACGTTAAAACCTTATCGCGTAAAGGTCTTTTACAGGCACCAGCTAAAAAATCAAACCCCTTTCCTATGCCTCGTAAAGCACCTTCCGCTTAGGCCGAGAGGGATAAATCAGCTCCTCAACAGCCGCCGAGTTCTCGTCAGCCCGGACCAGCAGCCCCATGCGTCGCAAATGCTTCAGCGCCATCGTCGCCGTATCGTGCAGATCGTCGTGCGCCCCTTTCGGGAACTGCGCCATCTCCGTTTCCACCATGTCCGCCCACTCAGTATCGGGACGCCAGACACGGCCATCGGCAAAGAAATGCTGCACGGAATAGGTTCGCGCCACCTTATCGACCGCGCCCGGATCGTCGAGCACGACCATCCAATCCTCGCGCCCGTAAAGCCGGCGCATTTCGTTGGCGATGTCGTGGCCGTTGGCCTTGGCTTCTATCAGTAACTTGTTGACCTTAAAGCGCTTGCACGTATCGGCGATATGTTCGACAAGGCCCCAACTCGCCCGCTTGCGATCCTCGAATTCCTCTTTCGTCTCGCCACGAACCGGGATAATATCGGTTTTCCCGTGCAATGTCAGCTTCTTACGCCATGCTGCAATGAGCATGATCGATGGCGTTCCGAAATGCTCCAGAACGCGCTGCTCTTCAGATGTCTCAACCCAAGTGCCCCAAACGGTCAGGGCTGACCAGTCGTTTTCCTGTTTCTGCCCGAGCGCGCCATCGAATGAGGCGATCACGAAGTCAAAGCTCGGATATGTGCCAGGCTTTACGTCGTTGGCTTCCTGGGCTTCACGATCCCAAATGCGCCAGTAATCGCGCTTGATAATGCCCCCGCCACGGGGCTCAGGACGTTGCTGATACTGACCTGCCCAGACAAACGGCATCGATCTAAACGGGCCCAGCACGCGCTCGGGATAGCGCTCAGGCCACGCAAGCTCGCCATCATAGCGCCGGGGATCAGTCCAGCCAATCGATGTTTCGTACCGCCGATCCGGCTCGAACTCCATCGGGATCAGCAGATGGTCATAATCCGGGTAGTGATCTATGATGCACCCGGAAACGTCGCCCTCGTTAACCCTCTGCATAATAACGATAATCACGCCCTTGGCAAGATCATTCAGGCGATTCTGCATCGCCTCGCGAAACCAGAGCACAGTGTTTTCGCGAACCGTCTCAGACTCGGCTTCGCGCACCGCATGAGGATCATCGAGCAGCACTCTGTCGCCACGCTCGCCGGTCCCCACGCCTGTTACCGACGAGGCAAACTTCCACCCGGTTTTATCAGATTGAACCTTCTCAGCCCCGACCTTAACCAGCGAGACGCGGCCTGCATATAGCGCCTGATATTTTTCGGACAGTAGTAGATCCCGGAACTTTTCATTGTCACGGGTGGTCAAATGCGCCGCGTATGAAAACGATACATACCGCAGATGCGCGCCTATCGTGCTCCATTCCCACGCCGGGAAGAACACATTTACAATCATAGACTTAGCAAATCCAGGCGGGACATTTATCAGCAGCCGGGTTATGCGCCCAGCGCTCACCGCCTCCAGGTGCTCGCATATCGCCCGAATCGCCCAGCCATCGACAAACTTCGTCGTCGGCTCAAGCACGTCCCAGAAATATTGAACGAATTCTA